GCTTTGATGTGAGTAGCCCATGTCCCAGAAGTAGTAACAGTTCCAGCTACTATATCTTTATATAACATATCCAACTGATCTCCTATGGAAGCATAGGTTGTAGAACCATCAGTTGTTCTATCAGTTTTATATTTAATGGCAGCAGCAGCCGTATTAAGTTCAGTTCTTGCAGTATCTATTTTAGATTGCTCAAGAGTTACAGAATTACCATCTTTATCAAACGCACCAGCAGAGTCATCAATAGTAACAACTGTTGGATGACTTTTGTAAATAGCTTCGTGATCTAGTGCCATAGTGTTTTACCTTAATTATAAGAGATAGCCATTATGCTGCTACCTCCATAAGTGTTATGTTTGATGAAGTTCTTCCGTTATACCATTCATTACCATCTGTTGGATTTGTATTGATATAGATAAACTTGCCACTTGATTGATCTTCTACTTTGGCATAAATCTGATATGTAATTGCACTTGTGCCTCCAGCAGTATCAAGATATTTATTTGAGATTGTTTGTCTGTCTCCTGTGCTTGAAGTTTGTCTTATGTTTAACCAAGCGGCTTCTCTATTACCTGATGCTGTTCCACTAGCTCCTGTCAAATGAGATCCCGCTTTAAATAGTCTAAAATTAGCTGCATAATTTGTTGTACTATGTGAAACAATTATATTACAAGATATGAGAATTTTATTTGATGAAGATGAAGGCGTTATGGTGGCCGATAAACCTGTTATAGCTGTATAACTTCCCCCTTCTGCAACACCAGTAATAGAAGTTACGTCTTGTTTAACTGTCTGCACAACTTGAATAATATTTCCTGATTTTGGATTTGTTGTAGTCAGTACTGTTCCATCTGCATTACTAGGTAATTTAAGGGTACGATCAGATGCAGGGTTACTATCTGGTGCAGCTATGATTACTGAATTACCACCGCTATGTTTTAGTTTAATCTGGCTCATAATTAGCTAGGCTTTGGGTAATCTGATTTAATTTTAGCAATAGCATCTTTCCATGTTGTAGTTCCATTTACTTGGTCCCAATATTGCATATCCCATTGTTCTTCTTGAGTAGGGTAAGCTGCTCTTCTTTGTGATCTGTAACTATCGTTTTCTAAATCCCAAGCATCTTGTAATGCTTTTAATCCATCTGTGCATTGTTTTTCTGTAGGTTTAGAACCTCCATCATGCACTATAAGATTTGCATAAATTTTGTTTTTAGAATCTGTCCAACCAAACCATTGTCCTGTTCTTACTGTTACTAAATAATCTTCTATATCTGTAGGTTTCATTTTAAGTGTCTCCTAATCGAATAACATAAAATCCACAACCAATTTTGGGAGAACTACTTTCTCCAAACCAGATTGAATCTGATTGGACTTCTGTATTAAACTTAAATTTTACATTAGAAGTATTTGTAACGTCTAAAATCGCAGCATTACTCATATTGAAATGAGCTTGAGAGGTATATACTTGACTATAATTAAAAACCACTTGACCATAAGCAACACCAGCATTTTGTGAAACCAGAAGTCTAGTTCCAACATACGACTGTGCTGATCCATCTCCTCGACCATGAAAATTAAATTGTAAAAGATATATTCCTGTTATTGGGAAAGAAAACACTCCACTTGATTCTGTTACTGCAGAACCTAAAATTCCCCAATTAGTGCTTCCAGCATAATTTCTTTGCCAATTTGCGGTAACATCAGTACTTCCAGCACTTTGACTAAAATTTGATGTAATAGACCAACTATCTACCGTTGTTATTCCCTTAACTGAACCAGCCGCTTTAGCTGCTGTAACAGCATTAGCAGCAAGCATATCAGTATCAACAATACCGTCTGGAAGTCCTCCTACCGCTATTCCTGTAATCGTATTTGAAGAACCGTTAATTGCTATAGCCATTATGGAATTGTTACAACTGAAGGACTATTTATTGTTAGTGTAGCACCACTAGCAATAGTGAGAGGGCCAGCGACTAAAGCGTTATGATTTGATGAAATTGTATATGAGTTATCCATCTGTGCTTCTGATTCAAAAAAGATTTGCTCACCGCCGCCGCCAGTACCACCGCCACCGCCACCAGCATCCGCAAATTCCAACTGTCCTATAGCAGTTGCACCAGAACCAGAAATACTTTTTACTTTTAAAATTTTATCAGCAGCAATCTGATTATCTGGCAAAATTAAAGTAAATGATTGACCAGCACTATGGGCAGGGGATTTTAGTTTTACTCCATGACTGTTTGATTCACAATTAAGCTGTAATGTTCCAGCGTTTGTGTTTCCTTTAACTTCAAATAATCCTGTGCCATTCGGTGTTACTTTTATATTTCCATTAGTTGTAGATGTATTTATTTCTCTCGCTTGCACATCAAGGTTGCCTCCGAGTTGCGGGGAAGTGTCATCAACTACATTTGATATTCCACTTGCACCGCTTAATGAACCCCAAGCACCATTGTTATACCCTTCAAACTGGTTTGTTTGACTATTATGGCGTATCATTCCAACTGCTGGGCTACCGTCTCTCTGAGCCGTTGTACCAGAAGGCAAAGTTATTGAAGATGTAACATTAAAAGTTGCTCTAGCTGTAAAAGTATTAGCAACAGATAATGAAGCATGACCAAAGTTTGCAAGACTTACATCACCTAAACTTACAAAGGCATTATTAGCAGCGTTTCTGATTTTTAAAGTATTACCATCAATATGTGGCACGTAAGCTGCAACACCTACCGACATTTCACCAGAACCTTGATTTAAGGTACTTAATGCAGCAATTACTTGGTTTAAT